GGACAACTAGATTTCACATTCGATATCGATAATGCCAGAGGACTAGACCAGGCAAACGTTGATATCTATGTGATCGTCCAGCGCTTCTCAGATAGAGCAGGGCAGGACAAGCTCGATGCATACCTAGCAGGCTCCGGCTCCAGCTCAATAAAAACAGCGATCGAAGGAGACAGAACGCTTGGCGGAACAGTAAACACATTGCGAGTAACAGGAGCCGAATCCGGAACCTATACATCGCAGGACAATCTGTTCCTTTCTTACCGATACCGTCTAACGATTTGGGGATAGGAGAACCAATGTCATACACAATAATTTCAGACAGAACTGTCTGCGAAAAACAAAAGGGCGATTCGCTCACAAACAAAGAATTGCAAGACGCAGGTGTCAGCGCAGAAACTCTGATCGCTGGTAACCACATCAAAGCAATAGCAGGAACAGCACAAACAGCACAAACAGTAGTATCATCCATCAAACAAGAAACCAAAGAAGGAGCGACCGCATAATGGCACGCTTAGTCCTAACTAACGCATTCATATCTGTCGGTGGAGTGGATCTGAGCGATTTGGTCGCATCAGTAACACTCAATTCGACATTCGACGTTGTTGAAACAACAGCGTTCTCATCCACAGCAGCTAAGACTCGCCTGGCAGGATTGGCGGATAATTCAGTAGCACTGGAATTCCATCAAGACTACGCAACAAGCGAAGTAGAGCAAACAATCTATCCATTACTAGGAACAGTAGCGACAGTGATTGTTAAGCCAAACGGTTCAACAACAAGCGCATTCAATCCGTCATATACATGCAGCGCTGTTATTTCAGAATGGACTCCGCTAAACGGATCCGTTGGTGAATTAGCAACAGCAAGCGTGACATGGCCAGTAACCGGAGCAATCACAAAGGCGGTCGTATAATGGCCAGAATCGTTCTAACAAACGCATACGTTGTATTTGGAACCACCGATCTTAGCGACCATATTTCGTCAGTCACACTTAATACAACTTTCGACATCGTTGAAACCACTGCTTTTGGAAACACAGCAAAGACACGTATTGCCGGATTAGCAGACAATTCTGTAAGTTTCGAATTCCACCAGGACTACGCAACAAGCAGCGTTGAACAAACAATCTATCCACTACTTGGAACAGCAGTGACAGTGGCAGTCAAGCCAGTCAACACAGCAACAAGTGCAGTAAATCCGCAATACGCATTCTCAACATTAGTTTCCGAATGGACTCCTCTAAACGGATCCGTTGGTGAACTAGCAACCGCATCGGTCACCTGGCCAATCAGCGGCGCAATCACAAAGACAACATCAGCCTAAACAAACAAGGGGGAACTCATGGATGGATTACATGTCAAAGTAAAAACAACAGATGGAGTGGAAGCAACATATTCGTTGCGACCAAGAATCATCGTTGACTTTGAACAGAAGTACGGAAAAGGACTCGCCAAACTTCTTGGCGAAGAACAGAAGTTAGAGCACATCTATTATTTAGGTTGGCTCGCACTTCGCGCAAACGGTAAAGTAGTAAAACCGTTCGGGCCAGACTTCCTTGATACGCTAGAAGCTGTATCGCTGGACACTGACCCAAATTCCGAATCCACAGAGACAGCCTGACCTATTCAATAGCAGCAGTTTCTGTGGAGACAGGCATTGACCCGATAAGCCTGCTAGATGCACCAGATGGCATACTAGAAGCAATCGTGATCTACCTGAAAGAACGAGCAAAGGCGGCAAAGAAGCATGGCGGATAATGCAGTAGTGATTTCCGGCATCAAAGAAACCACCGACGCTCTAAAGAAGTTCGACAAGGCGGCAGCTCGTCGTTTGAATAAAGTAATAAATGACGAGCTGTCCCTAGCCGAATCTGACGCACGCGGAAAGATAGAAGATAAGCCGCCAATGAGTGGCTGGCGCACCGTAGCCGCAACCAATGGCAAGACACGCGGTGGCGCAGGCTGGCCAGCATGGGAAGCCGGAACCATCCGCCAGGGGATCGTCAAGACCAGATCCCAGGGCAAAGTAAGAGGCGATTATACGACGAGCGCCGGAGCACTAACCCAGAAGAGCGCAGCAGGTGCAATTTGGGAAGTAGCAGGACGACGCAGCTCAGGCGAAGGCAGGGGCCGAAACATGATTGGCGTGCTCAACGAAAGATTCAAGGGCGCATCACGTGGCATTTGGGCCGTCGTCGATCGCGACTCAGATAGAATCCTTCGCAACGTAAGAAGCGCAATGGACGACGCAAAGAAGATTTTACAAGCCAATCTGAATAAAGAGAAGGGATAATCCAAGTGGCAGTAGGAGCAGTAGTAGCCCGGATCATCACCCAGTATTCGGACAAGGGCAGCAAGGCAGCATCCAGAGACATCAACAAACTGGGAAAATCCTTTGACAAATTTGCCGGCAAAGTAGGCAAAGCATTTGGACTAGCAGCTGCGGCAAGCGCGGCATTTGCCATCAAGATCGGAATCGACTCCGTCAAGGCAGCGATAGCCGATGAGAAGTCCCAGGCGCTACTAGCCAATTCTCTACGAAATACAACAGGGGCAACAGACGCAGCGATAGCCGCAACAGAAGCATATATTGATCAGACTCAGCGAGCATTTGGAGTCGTCGATGACGAACTTCGCCCGGCGCTGGCAAAACTAGCCTCAATGACAGGAAGCGTGGCAACCGCCCAGGGCCTTCTCGGATTGGCCCTGGATGTCTCAGCCGGCGGAAGCGTGGATCTGAACGCAGCGACAAACGCAGTAACGAAGGCGCTACAGGGCAACTACAAAGCGCTAAAGAATCTAGGCGTTCCAATTACCGACGCAATGGTCAAATCCAAAGACCTAAACGCCGTACTTGCTTTGACAGCAAAGACCTTCGGCGGAGCAGCTGCGACAAGGGCAAACACATTCGAATTCAGAATGAAACGCTTAAACATCGCCTTAGATGAAGCGAAAGAAACACTAGGCACAGCACTCATGCCAGTCATGGAAGAATTATTCACAATCATTGTAACGAAGATCATCCCAGCAATTCAGGGATGGCTTGCCGAGAACGGCGACAAACTCATAGCAGTATTCACCGCCGCAATCAAAGCGGTTGTCGGATTTGGCTTTGTTATATTCAAAGTGTTCTCATTCGTAGCAAAAAACAAAACAATCTTTACAGCGCTAGGCGCAATCTTCGCAGCGACATTTGTAGCCAGCAAAGTCATCGCATTTGTAACAGCGATACAAGGACTGGTAAAGGCATACAAAGCAATTCGAGCAGCAGCACTAGGCGCGGCAGCGGCACAGGCAGCAGCAACAGGTGGAATCTCCGTAGCCGCAGCCGTAGCCGGAGTAGCAGCCTTCACAGCGACACTCGGTGGACTTTACCTGGCAGTAAAAACCGCCAATGGCGCGATGGACAAACTTGAAACAACTGGCAAGGATCTAGAATTTTCATTTGAAGGACTAAACGGAACCACTGCTGATTTCCTTTCTAACCTAAAGGGAATGAATATAAATCTTGGTAAAGCAACAGGTGCAACAAAGGCGCTTACCAAAGAACAGAAACTACTTATTGCGTTACAAGCAGCGCTTGCAAAACTAGGTGGCAAAACTGCAACTACCGAAACAGATCCAATTCAACTGGAAGCAGCTCGGCTCAACCTGGTCAAACAAAGCAACATGGCAGAAGCGCAAAGAATCACACAACTATTACAAGCTAGAGTCGCAGCAGAAGAAGCAGCCAAAGCAGCGCAACGATATAACGACATACTCGTAGCACTTGCTGATACCAAAATTACATCTGAAGAATTTCAAGTGCTTGCTCTGAAATGGGGAATCACTACAAACGCAGCGCAACTCTATGTCCAATCAATAATCTCAATACAAGACAATCAGATTAGCGCTGCTGACGTAGCAGCTCTGGCTGAGCAATGGGGAGTTACATACGAACAAGCAGCGAAGTACCTATCCTTCTTCCAGGCACTAAATGATGGTTATTTATCACCAGAGGAAATTGGCAAACTTCAAACTCAATGGGGATTTACAAGTAAAGCAGTAGTCGATTACGCAGCAGTATTCGCAGCAGCCGATGACGGAAAGATTGACTATACCGAAATAGTAGGACTCGCTGACAAGTGGGGTCTTACAATTGACGAAGCAAAGGCATACGCAGCTAAGATCCTTGAAGAATTTGGATATGACCCTTCACTCTTCGACGCGCCACTTACCGCCGAAGAAGGATGGATAGCGGCATACGGAACCGTCGATGCGTACAAGGAAATTGCCGAAGGAACCTTTACTTACGATCCAAGCATCACAGACGGATCCGACGCAGCTGCCATCGGCTGGATCTCGGCAGCAGCAGCTCTATCTGCTTACGCAGCAGCGGCAGCAAACGCAACAATCGTGACACCGCCAGTAATACCGCCAGTAGAACCGCCAAAAATTTTGCCACCTGGCTTTGGCGCTGGCGGTCAACCTATTGGGCCTAATTATGGTGGCATCTTTGAATATCCAGCTCTAGCATCAGGCGGCATCGTAAAGACACCGACGATCGCCATGATCGGTGAAGCAGGGCCAGAAGCTGTAATCCCACTAGGACAGATGGGATCAATGGGCGGAACAACGATTAACCTAACAGTTAACGGCAGCGTCACCAGCGAAGGCGATCTGGTTAACACAATCCGAAACGCGCTACTGCAAGGACAAAATAACGGCCAAGCCATCGTTAAGAATGCGATCCTGATCTAATGCCAGGAACGCCACATCTCGGAGTAAGCGTTGACTTTGCAAACGGCCCAGCATTCGGCAACCCACTCGTACTAGACGACACCGTTTCAGGACGCCTCGGATTCGGAATCCTGGCTGACGTGCCAGCAGACACCGTCGACGTATCAGACATCGCGCTACGAGTGAGCATACGACGCGGTCGAAACCGAATCCTCAACAAATTCGAAGCAGGATCAGCAACCATCGTATTAGAAGATACGACAGGCGACTGGAATCCACTCAATACCGCATCGCCCTACTACGGCAAACTGCTACCACTGCGCAAAATAAGAGTCTGGGCAGACTACGACGATGGCACAGGAACGCAGCAGTACTACCTTTATTCTGGCTACATCATTTCCTACGACACCGGATTCGTGCTTGGCGCAGAAGAGATATCAACAGTGACCCTGTCCTGCGTGGACGGATTCCGCCTGCTTAACAGCGTAGGCATATCCACAGTCGCAGGAACCAGTGCAGGGCAGCTCAGCGGAGCCAGAATTGAAGACCTACTTGACGTGGCTTCATGGCCCAATTCGCAACGAGTGATCAATGCCGGAAACAGCCAGATGCAAGCAGATCCAGGAACCGAGCGCGACCTGCTCACAGCTATACAAACAGTCGAGAACAGCGAATTTGGCGGCTTCTACCTAGACCCAGAAGGCAACGCGACATTCCTATCACGCGACACAGTAAGCAAGAAGGCAGACGCAACGCCAGTAGTGTTTAGCGACACCGGCACAGGAATCTCCTACCAGGGTATCGACTTCGCCTTCGACGACACACTCATTCTGAACGATGTGACAGTGACCAGACTAAACGGCGTTGCGCAGAATGTTCAATCGACAAGCAGCATCGAAACCTTCTTCATCCACTCTGGAAAGCGAGAAGGGATCCTCGTACAAACCGACGATGAAGCGCTAAGCCAGGCAAGCATGATTCTAGGATCACGCGAGAATGCCACGATACGCATCGACTCGATGACTCTGAACTTAATGGAAGCAACAGAGCCAGCAAGAATAGACGCAGGGTTAAGCCTTGACATCTTTGGGCTGGTAAATATAACCAAAACCGCCCCCGGCGGATCCGCAATGACCAGAGAACTATTCGTACAAGGAATACAGCACGACATAACCCCACAAACATGGCAAACGAAGCTGCTAACTTCTGAGCCAATCATTCAAGCCTTTATTTTAGATTCTAATTTACAAGGACTGCTAGACTCAGGAATCCTGAGCTACTAAGGAGAACCATGCCAACAGCAAACGCCGGATATAAGTTATTCGTCACAGGAGACGTGCTAACAGCAGCTCAGGTGCAATACAACCTGCAAAACCAGACAATCATGTACTTTGCGAGCAGCACTGCAAGAAACACAGCTCTCAGTGGCGTCGTGGTCGAAGGAATGTTCTCATATCTGGCCGATACAAACGCCTTCGAATACTACGACGGCGCAGCGTGGCAATCAGTTTCCAACCCAGGAGACATCACCGGAGTAACAGCCGGCACAGGATTGACAGGCGGCGGCAGCTCGGGCGCGGTCACCCTTTCAATCGATACAGGAACAACAGTCGATCTGACAACTGCCCAAACGCTAACCAATAAGACTTTGACTTCGCCATTGATCAATCTCGGCATCAACGCAAACACCGCAACAACCTACACTTTCGTTCTAGCTGATAACGGCAAGCTAGTAACATCGAATAACGCCTCAGCGCAAACGCTGTCAATTCCAACAAACGCATCCGTTGCCTACCCTGTGGGAACGCAGATAAACGTCGCCTGGATCACCGGCGCAGGACAACCAACGATCAACGCAGTAACAAGCGGAACAACAACAGTGCTCAGCACCGGCGCAACCAGCACAGCGCCGAAACTTCGTGTGGTCAATTCGGTTGCTTCTTGCATCAAGATCGCAACCGACATCTGGCTGGTGACAGGTGATATTGCCTAATGCCAAACTTAGGAATAATAGCCTCTAGCATTTCTGGCAATTTAGCCACAAATAGCTACGAAAGCATTGCGACAGTTACGCCTTATACGACCACTTCAACTGTTGTGTTTAGTTCAATTCCTGCTACCTATCGTCACTTGCAGATTCGATTTATAGGAAGAACAGATAGAGCTAACCAAGAAGATAACATTCAATTACGCTTTAATTCTGACTCTGCTGGCAATTATGCGGCACACGTTTTATATGGTGATGGCGCAACTGCTAGTTCTTTTTCAGATGGCTCATCCATTACATTTAACACTCGCTCAGTAGTAGCAGCAGCATCGGCTACATCTGGAGTCTTTGGTGCAGGCATAATTGATATTCTTGATTATGCTAACACCAATAAATATAAAACTGTTCGTTCGCTTAATGGATATGATAACAATGGAGCAGGGCAAGTTCGCCTTAGTTCTGGCTTATGGATGAATACGGCAGCAATTAACACCATTACCATTGTTCCGGCAAATGGGCCTAATTTTACCGCCAACAGCCATTGGGCTTTATACGGAATTAAGGGGTAACGATAATGCCAGCAGGCAATACATATTCACAAATAGCCTCAACTACTCTTGCCACAACATCAGCAAGTGTCACATTCTCAAACATCCCTGCAACTTATACTGATTTAGTGTTGGTTGTTAATGGTTCTGCAACTTCTAATAATACTGCTTATTTGCAATTTAATGGAGATACTGCGACTAATTATTCTGCAACTCAAATTTATGGAACTGGTTCAACAGCGGCAAGCAATAGACAAACTTCTTCTAACTTTATGTGGCTTGGCGAGTTTTACACCAACAGCACTTTGGTTGTTCAAATTCCAAACTATGCAAATACCACCACATTTAAAAATCATTTATGCAGAACAACTACCCCATCTGGTTATGTTCACGCAATTATAGGATTGTGGCGTTCAACTGCTGCTGTTAATAGTTTTACTGCAACTATGACTAGCACTACTTACGCAAGTGGAACAACATTCAATCTCTACGGCATCACGGCAGCATAAGGGGAAACTAAATGGCTAATACATATACACTTATTGAAACAATTACTGTACCCGTTGGCGGGGCATCTTCAATAACATTTAGCGGGATTCCATCTAGTTACACCGATTTAGTGGTGCAAGTTTCTTGTCGTTCAAGTCAATCGGGTGCTTTTGCTGATTATGGAAAAATTACTTTTAATGGTAGTTCTTCAACATTTTCTTATAGAGATGCTTATGGAAATGGTTCATCTGCTTCAAGTACCAATGGTGCGGTAAACACAATTTTTGTTTATCAGGGCAATGCTGCTACCGCATCAACATTTGGCAATGCTTCAATTTATATTCCAAACTATACAGGTTCAAATAACAAATCATTTTCAATAGATTCAGTAGTTGAAAATAATGGAACAACAGCTTATCAAACTATAACTGCTGGTTTATGGAGTACCACAACTGCAATAAATAGCGTTGGTCTTGCTCCTGCTTCAGGCACTTGGCTTCAACACTCAACCTTTTCTCTTTATGGTGTCGCAGCCGTTGGCGTGACGCCAACAAAAGCGCCAAAGGCAGCAGGCGGTTTTGTTTATACTGATTCAACTTATTATTATCACCTTTTCAACGCAACAGGCGCATTTGTTCCTACAACTTCATTGACCGCTGATGTCTTGGTTGTTGCAGGCGGCGGTGGTGGCGGAATGCGAAACAACGGTGGCGGCGGCGGAGCCGGTGGCGTTCTAGCATTTGCTTCTCAATCTTTAACAGCAACTTCTTACACAGTAACCGTTGGAGCAGGTGGCTCCAGCAACGCCGGTGGCACTAACTCACAATTCGCATCTCTAACTGCATCCGTTGGCGGTGGCGCAGGCGGAAGCCAATCAGGAACAGCCAATGGCGGAACAGGCGGTTCGGGTGGCGGAGCAGGTTGGACAGGAACAGCAGGAGCAGCTACATCGGGTCAAGGCAACGCAGGTGGAACTTCCAATAATGGAACCTATCTTGCCAATGGCGGCGGCGGCGGCAAGGGCAGCGCCGGTGGCAACGGAAACGCAACTAGCGGCTTGGGCGGCGCAGGTGGCGATGGCGTTAATACCGTAACCAACTGGGGCGCTCTGGCAGCAGTTTTCACAGCAACAAATTATGGCGTTAGCGGATACATCGCCGGCGGCGGTGGCGGATCATCAACTAACGCAGGAACTCAAGGCGCAGCTGGATCAGGTGGCGGCACAGCAGGTTCATTAAGCACCGCATCAAGCAACGCAACAGCAAACACAGGTTCAGGTGCAGGCGGTGTAAGCAGCACATCCGTAACTGCTGGCAACGGTGGCAGCGGTCTAGTTATTGTGAGGTATTTAGCGTGAGTCATTTCGCAGAGATCGATCCAAACGGTGGAACCGTATTGCGAGTCTTGGTTGTACCAAACGAAGAAGAGCACCGAGGACAAGAATTCCTAGCCGATGAACTTGGCCTGGGCGGTGTCTGGCTACAGACAAGCTACAACTCAGTAATTAGAAAGAAATACGCAGGCATCGGAGATACCTACGACGCCAATCGAGACGCATTTATATCCCCTAAATGCCATGAAGAAGCAACGCTAAATGAAGCAACCTGCCAATGGGATTGCGCAAACAAAGACCATACAATCAAGGAGATAGAGAATGTCTGACACACCGATCAAGATCGAAGTCAATTGCGAAACAGGCATTGCCGTAGAGGTTCCGCTAACAGCAGCCGAAATCCAACAGCGCGAAGTAGACGCCATCGCCGCAGCCGAAGAGCAGGCAGCACGCGAAGCAGAAGCAGCAGCTAAGGCAGACGCCAAACTCGCAGCACAGGCGAAACTCCAGGCACTTGGATTGACTGGCGAAGAGATCGCAGCTCTAACAAACTAATGACCTACGCCGATGGCAATTGCACCAGGGAACCAACCAGGACAATAGACGATGCCGTCGACGAATCCGAAGCATCAATAATCTAAATAAGCCAGGAGAGATCAATGGGAATCAGCACACGCCAAGTAACAGTGGGAACGACAGCAACAGCGCTCGTTGACGCGACGACAGAAGCCGAAATGGTTTATTTACACAGCGTAAGCGGAACTTGCTTCTTGGGAAATAGCGATGTGACCAGCAGCACCGGATACCGCATGGATAATGGCGACAAAATCGTGATCGAGAACAAGGCAAACGGAATCTGGGCAATCACCAGCTCCGGAACCGTCATCATGAATGTGATGGCAATCGGAAAATGACCGCGCAGGACTACGCAGCTCTGACGGTTTCCATCCTTACGATCGCCGGCGCATTCGCAGCAATGACCAGATGGCTCGTAAAGCACTACCTGACAGAATTAAAGCCAAACGGCGGCAGCTCGATGAACGACCGAATGACCAGGGTAGAAAACAGAGTCGACGACATATACAGCCTTTTGCTAGAAAATAACAAAACCAAAGGGGCCAGGAAATGAGCCAAAGAGAACAGATGATCGCGATCGCAACAGCTGAGATCGGATACATCGAAGGGCCAGCCGAAAACCACACAAAATACCAGAAGGCAAACGTCCCCTGGTGTGGAGCATTTGTAAACTGGGTGGCAAAGCAGGCAGGCGTGAAGATCCCGAATTGCACCTACACCCCGGCAGGGGCGGTCGCCTTTATGGACAAAAAGAAGTGGCAAGACGCAGCTGTGGCAACGCCAGAGCCAGGCGACATCGTGTTCTTTGACTTTCCAGGCGACGCGTTAGACAGAATCAGCCACGTCGGGATCGTCGTCAAGGACAATCAAGACGGCACAGTAACGACTATTGAAGGAAACACCGCACCTGATAAGAAGGGCGATCAACGCAATGGCGGCGAAGTATGCCGTAAGATCAGAGCGTACAAGGCAAAGAACCGAGGCAAGTTAAAGCCATCATTGGCAGTCGCCATTGTCGGCTTCGGCAAGCCTACTTTTAAGGAGACAGAATGAACAGAGCAAAGCTAGAAGCAATCGGAAAGACCTACCTACGAGCAGCAGCAGCAGCCGTAGCAGCTCTATATCTGGCCAGCCCAAACCAGCCGCTAAAGAACTACCTGGCAGCAGGATTGGCAGCCATCGCCGGGCCAGTGCTAAAGGCACTTGATAGCAAGTCCAGCGATTTCGGACGCGGAGCGAAATAATTTATGAATCGGGGGGATATTCTTAAAGAAGCAGCAAGACTCACCGCCACCGATCGCCAGAAAACATACGGGGATCCCAGAACCAACCACTGCCGGATAGCAGCGCTTTGGACGACCTACCTGGAAACAGAGATAGCACCAGAGCAAGTAGCGATCTGCATGGCCCTGGTCAAAGTCGCACGCCTGATGGAAACCCAGACTGAAGACTCGTTCATAGATCTAGCCGCCTACGCAGCGATAGCCGGCGAATTGGCAACTTGGAGCCAGGAATGAACCCGATGATCATCCTCGTTCCCACTCGCGGCCGCCCAATGAGCGCAACACAGCTACTAGCCGTCCACGAAGAACTCTCCACAGCCAGCGACCTTTTATTCGTAATTGATGCCAATGACCCAGAGCATGACCAGTACGAATACGAAGTAGGCGCAGAGCGCTGCATCACGATCGAGAACGAAACAAGGGGAATGGCCTACCCAATAAACAAGGCAGCAGCTGCGATCGTAAAGCAAAATCAATATCAGTATTTCGCCTTCCTCGGCGACGACCACCGCCCACGCACAGCCGGGTGGGATGCGCAGCTGATAGCGGCCATGCAACGGCGGCCGTCAATGGCCTACGGCAACGACCTACTACAGGGGAAACGACTGCCGACGATGATCGCAATGACCAGCGACATCGTAAAGGCGTTAGACGGAATGGTTCCGCCAAAGATGAAGCACCTATATCTGGACAATTTCTGGAAGAAGCTCGGAGAAGATCTGGACGCATTGACCTACCTGGACGACGTGATCGTAGAACACATGCACCCGGTGGCAGGCAAGGCCGAATGGGATGAAGGCTACAAAGCGGTAAACGCGCAGGAAATCTACTCATTTGACGCCCTGGCTTACAAGAACTACATCGAAAGCGAAGCCTACGCAGCTCTGAAGAAGAAGATCACGCGATGAAGCAGGTCATCGCCTATTCGCTATACGGCAGCCAGGAACGATACACAATCGGAGCCATCAAGAACGCGATCCTGGCGCAGAAGCACTTCTTCGGATACGAAATACGATTCTACACCGGGGCAAGCGTGCCAGAATGGGTAACAAGCACGTTGCAATTGCTTCCAAACGTTAAAATCGTTAGGTGCGAAGGTTCCGAAGACCACACAGCCAAACTCTGGCGATTTGCCGCCCTAGCCGATGAAGAAGCAGACGTGGTGCTAAGCAGAGACGCAGACGCCAGGCTAACCAGGCGAGAGCGCATCGCCCACGAAGACTTTCTAGCCAGCAAACTAGACTTTCACATCATGAAAGACCACCCGATCGGCCACAATTACAAGATCAGTGCAGGAATGTTCGCAGCTCGTAAAGGGGCGATTCCAGAGATAGCGCAGCTGTTAGAAGAGCAACAGAGCAAGGATTATTACACGCAAGACCAGGACTGGCTGGCCGCCGAAATCTGGCCCCGGATCAAAGACAGCTGCCTAATCCATGACGAAACATACGACAGCCAGGCAGAAGGAATATCGGCCGTCAAGACATTCCCAATGGCCAAAGAAGCAACCCTGCATCACATTGGCGCAGCTCTGGACGAGAATGACCGCTACATCTTCGACGTAGACCAGCAAAGAGCTAAAGCCGAAACAGGCAGCGACAGATATCTGGCAGAATGGCTCGCATGAAGATACTCATAACAGGCGACGCAGGATTCGTAGGCAGAGCATTTCACCGAGCGCTCGATGACAAAGGCAACGACATCACCGGCATCGACCTAGCCAATGGCAAAGATTGCCGAGATTTCTTTAAGACAGACAGCACCAGATACGACGTCGTCATCCATCTGGCGGCGATTGTCGGGGGCAGGGCCACGATCGAAGGCAACCCATTGGCGGTCGCCAGCGACCTCGCCATCGATTCCGACATGTTCCAGTGGGCGATAAGGACGAAGCCAAAGCACCTAGTTTATTTCAGCAGCTCGGCAGCCTACCCAATCTACCTACAGAGACTGGCATACAAGCAACAGCTGCGAGAAGGCGACATCAACCTAGACCACATTCGCACGCCAGATCTGAGCTACGGCTGGGCAAAATTGACCGGCGAAACCCTAGCCAGATACGCCAGGAACGAAGGACTAAACGTCACCGTCCTTCGCCCATTCAGCGGATACGGCAGCGACCAGGCGCTTGACTACCCATTCCCATCGCTAATAGCACGCGCAAAGGCGCAACAAACTCCATTCGAAGTATGGGGAACAGGGCAACAAACCAGAGATTTCATCCACATCGACGACATCGTCGCAGCTACGTTTGAGTGCATAACCAACCGCGTGAAGACCCTAAACCTCTGCACCGGAAGAGCCACATCGTTCATCGAGCTGGCAGAGATGGCGATGATGCAGGCAGGCTACCTAGCGCCGATCAAGAACCACCCAAACAAGCCAAGCGGAGTCGAATACAGAGTGGGCAACCCAACAAAGATGCTGGAAGTTTATGTGCCAAAGATAAGCCTAGAAGAGGGCATCGCCAGAGCATTAGCGTGAAACCGAGTGCTCGGAGATCCATGAGACCGACATCGAAGCACCAGGGCAATAGCAAAGCAAAACCCCCCACCGCCGTCTACGAGCGATGGGGGGCTTTGCGCGTCCCTGTCCCTAGATCAAATCGGACGGATCTCGAATCGGACGCATGATTCGAGCGATCTGCCGGTTGCCCCAGAAAACAAGCAACCAGGAAGGAAGAGTAGGAATGCGCAGCTCTTTGCGCGGCAGAAGAATAATCAGCAAAGACCAGAAGCCGAAGCAAAGGGCAAAGAGAATCCAGAAGGAAAGACGGCGACCATAAGCCAGAGCTAGAACGCCAGCGATCGGTGCAGCCAGAAGGTTCCACCAGCTCATCGGATATACGCCTTTAGCGCATCAACGATGACCTCAGAGACCGAAACTTTATCGGCAGCGGCTTTGGCTTTGACAGCAGCCCACAGGGGATCCGAAACTCGGACAGAACGAGCCTTCTTAACGGCCACGATTAACCTCCTCCTCGATCATTTGGGAACACGATCCGTAGCCAGATTCAGTCCAGCAGATATCGCCGGTGGCGTAGGTAAACAAGCTAAGCACCAGAGCACCGACGATCGCAGCTACGATCCGACGACGACGGACAAACTTGGGATCCATATTCATGGCTTCACCTGGCGCAAAACTTCCAGATAAGAAGGGAGCGCATGCAAGACATTTACCAAGACCGCCTCCATCAATTCAGGATCCTGAGAATCCGAAGCATCAACAAGATTGCGACCAGCCAAAGTCATGGCATCGCTGATATCGATAAGCAAAGACTTCATAGCACCCATTTATTTACCTTTCACTAGAGAAGAATGAAGATCAGCGCAGCCAGGGCAAACCGGCAACAGCTCTTGCTGCCCATTGTCATAGCGAAACCAACGTTGAACCAAAGTCGCATTCGTGCCACACATGGCGCATTCGCGGAAGAAGGAAACATGACTCATGACTTCACCTCGAAATCCCAATTCTTGCGAGCACAGAAGACGCAGACATTCATCCAGTAACGCTCGCCATTTGGATGTTGATATTGACGCTTGTAAAGCGCCTGCCAGCGACCATCGCAGGCATCGCAATCAGGAAGACCAGGATGCTTGCTAACTGTTTGTCCGAGCATGATTAGCAACCTTCCCATGCAGCTCGTGGAGCATAAGGCGAAACTGAAGAAGAAGAGCCGATTTCAGAAGTGGCAATCCAGACAGTACCCACAGCATCTTCGTCATCTTCGTCATCTTCATCAACGACAGAGACGCAATCAATAACAGCAGTAAGTGGATAAGAAGGTTGAGTAGCGATCATGACATCGCGATCGCCGAGCTCAGGACATTCATCAACAAGATCTTGCAGCTGCTCGATAAGGTCATTAAGAGTCATTATGCTAACCATTCCTTTGCGATCGCAACGAGTACAGAAGAAGAGATTGTCTTGCCCTTGAATGAAGCAGAAGCAGCGACGCCATATTGTTCGAACTTGTAAATATGAATTGATTCATCTTCGACAGCAAGACGCACGCCATTGATAAGAAGCATGTTGTTTGGATCAGCGATACCTTCGTAATAACCAGGAGCAACAAGATCAACGCCATGCCATTTGTTGCCGACTGGAAGATCGCACTCGCCAGAGATAGCAAGCTCTGTAGCAGCTTCGATGATTAGACTTTCTAGATCAAGAACTAACATTTGAATCCCCCTACCGGCTGAGACATTCGCTCCTTGCCGATAAGAGAATTAAAGCATGCGTACGGACAAAGAGCAATACGAAACCCACATTTAATCCTGTGAATATTTGACCAGCTGGGGCCAGATTGAGCGTGTTTGCCACCGCCCCGGCGAAGCAGCGGCGTGGCGACCGCCACATTAGCCAGAATTAGGTCAAACTAAGGCGACTAAGGCCACCTGGCCACCCAAAGAAGGGGGAACCAATGCAAACCCAGTACGTCATATTCGCCGGAGCGATAGCAGCTTGCTCAGCTCTGTACCTAATACTGAAATACACCGACGACCCGATCGGCAGAGAGATTGAAGAAGCACAGCTGTACGAAAGCAAGCAGAAGCGCATGAAGAAGGCAATCGAAGAATGAGAAAACAAAAAACACTCTTCTCAATTTATTATTCCGAAAGCACCGGCGCATATCAGCTATACCTGGAAGAAGCAGATGCGATTGCAGATCTGATATCAGAAACAGGGAAAGAACTTGGATTCGAATTCATTAAAAACCTGACTGACGCCAGCCATCCCAAAGAACTAGGAACTCAGTTTGGAATCCAAACTTATGAGTATCTTAGATACAACATGCCAGAAACAGCAGTCAAAGTAGCAACGATGACAGAGAACGAAGCACTTGATTTAGCGCAGGCAATAATCGCGACAGTCAGGAAGAAGCGCAACGTGACATTCCTGGAGATCGTAAAATAAATGGCAAACCCAAACGGACGCAAAGGCGCATTATTCGAGACAGCAGTGATGAAGTGGCTGCGATCCGTTGGAGCGAGCGCGGAAAGATTGAGCAAGGCAGGAAGCAACGACGAAGGCGACATCGTATGCATCGTCGCCGGCGAAACTTACATTCTAGAACTAAAAAATAGGAAAGCGATTACACTTCCTGCATTCTGGGATGAAGCTGTCACCGAAGCAAAGAACTACGCAAAGGCAAGAAACCTAGATGAAACACCCCCGGCGTATGTGATCATTAAAAGACGCAACGCCGGCATTGAGAAGGCATGGGTCGTAGAAAACCTAGAGCAATGGATGGCTCGCAAACAGTGATAGCACCGGCGACATTCCTACAAAGAATCCCATTATTTAGAAACGCACTATGCGCAGAGACCAAAGACCCAGATTTATTCTTCCCAGATGGGAAAGTCGAAGAGGCAAAGCGCCTCCCAGAACTTCGTAGAATTTGCGGAGCCTGTACCGAAAGAAAGGAATGCTTGGAATACGCAATCAGAGAAGAGATCCCGTATGGATTCTTTGGTGGCAAGACGCCACTTGAAAGAGGACAGGACAGGCAACGTAGCCAGCGAAGCATAAGAGCCGAGCGAATAGTAAAGCTACGAAGCAAGGGAGTCTCAGCCGAAGATATTGCCAAATTGATGCACCTGAAAGTGACCTATGTGTACCGCATATTCACCGAAGCGAATCAGGCAAGGAAGCGAGAAGACCAATCAAACCCGAAGAGAAGTACGCAATCAGACGATTCGTCGTCACCGTTGGGATCAGCGCAATGACAGCAACGATCCTGCAACTAGCACTAAATCCAACCCCGGCGATCCCGGTCGTCTACGAGAAGCGCACAGCGATGCAACACATCGACCCGAAGCAGCTCGCAGAAGAACTACTAAAGCCAAAGCAATACCAATGCTTCACGCAGCTCGTAGGCAAGGAGAGCGCATGGAGATCAGTCAACAATCCAACATCCAGCGCAGCCGGAGTCGGACAGCTACTTGCCGGAACATACAAGAATCTAGGAATGCGACACCCCGAAAGCAGGGTAAGCCAGGTTGTCGCAGCTCTGGCGTATATTGGAAGAAAATACGGATCCGGCGGCCCATGCGCGGCATGGACTCACTGGAAACATCAAAAGCAAACGACCGGCTACGGCTGGTACTAGGGGGGCAACATGAGCACAGAAGGAACACCAGGCGTCGTCGACTTCGACGATGGCATCGCGCAATGGCTCAAGCAATATCGAGCAGCGAAAGCAGAGATAGCGCGATGGGAAGAAGTCGCAGACATAGCACGATCGCACATCGAATCGGCAATGGGGAGCGCAGAACTTGCACTCTATAAAAACCAACCAGTGGTTCGATGGACAACAGTCGAGAGCCGGCGCTTCGATACAAAGAAGGCAAGGGAGATTCTGCCAGCGCAGGTAATCGACCTACTAGAAGTCGTAAGTCAAAGCCGGCGCTTCACTATGGTAGAGCAGGACGGACAATGAGTATCCCGTACATTCTGCCACAGCCAGGAATACCAGAGATCGACATTCCCAGCTACGACCCGTTCGAAGATGAGGATGACGAATAGATGTTTGTATCACCACATGCACCAGGCAAAGCGCTGGGCGATGAACTCGCAGCAATAATCACCAGAGCAGGAACCTGGACACCGAGATCGAAACAGGTCTACATAGGGCCAAGCGAAATCGGACACGAATGCACCCGAAGGATTGCCTACAAACTTCTCGACTGGGATAAGCCAAACGAGATGGGTGGGGGCAACTGGGCAGCGCAGGTAGGAACAGCGATCCATGCACATCTAGCAGATATCTTCGCCAAACTTGAAGATTACGAAGTCGAGCAGAAGGTGACGATTCGTGCCAATCTCACCGGAACCGTCGACCTCTTCGACAAGCGGCGCGGAATCGTGATGGACTGGAAAACCACAGGCAGCACTGGATTAGAGAAGCGACGCAAAGAAGGCGCGACGCAACAGCAGCTAGTCCAAGTACAGCTCTACGGCTACGGCAAAGCACAAAGCGGATCCGAAGTCAATCAAGTGGCGCTGGTCTACCTGCCTACCGGGGGCAGCCTCGACGACATGCATGTGGAACTTCACGATTACGACGAAAGCGTTGCGATCAAAGCGTTAGAACGTCTCGATAACGTTTATTCCTTGCTTGCGACGGTGGACGTCGAGAACAGCCCGGATCTCTGGTCACTGATACCAGCGAGCGCCGATCGCCTATGCAACTACTGCCCGTACTTCCAACCATTCAGCGAAGACCTAGCGAAGGCATGCAACGGAGACACAAAGCCATGAGCATCTATTCAAGCCAAGCACAGGTCGGCGGAATTGATATCGCGATATCACTTTACGGAGATCAAATCCGAATCTCCGATCTGGGCAACGACGATCAGATAGAAATTAGCGCGAAACTTGTTGACCAGTTCATTGTCAAACTACAAGAAGCGCAAAACAGAATGAATGAAATAAACAGCCGCACGACAGATATTCCAATGAAGACGATGAGCGACGTCGTCAAGGAAATGAAAGAAACAGCGTTGGCAAACCAACAAAGCAACACCCAAACAGAGAAGGGGGAATGCGAATGTCAAACTTCGCAGAACTAAGCACTGGGGGAGATCAGCCTAAAGTCGCTGACCTTGCAAACCAGCTGCTCATCATCACCCCGGTCGAATACAAGACCGGAATCCAAACGGTGCATGGGGAAACCGATGCCATCGAAGTCCGAGTGACAAACCTGGACACAAACGAAGAACACGAAAACATCCTGTTCTTCAACGTGGCGCTAAAGAACGCGCTAAAGAATAAAGTAGGACAGCGAGTCCTAGCTCGCATCGGACAAGGAACAGCAAAGCCAGGCAAGTCGGCCCCCTGGATCCTGATCGATGCCACCAGCAACCCAGCCGATCTAGCGAAAGCGAATGCCTACATCGGTAAC